TTAAGGCTGCCAATCCAGACTTTAAATACAATCCCAAAGGAAAGAAAGCAGACATCACCGCTTCCATAATGGAGTGGTATACCAAGCCTATGGATGAAGAGTATGTTGGTACTGCTGAGGAGCAGAGAGAGTATGAGGATACAGATAACGATGATATAGTAGAGTCTAGAAGGCTAGATTCTAAACCAGACTTTCTATCTCCAGATAGAGCAACATCAACTATAGGCAAAGCTGTTAATAATATCTTTGGGGAAAGAATAGGTAGGCGTATGCTGTCGATAGGATTTATTAACTTAATAAACTCCTCAACAGCAAGAGAAATGGGGGCGTCCTCTACTGCACAGGCATTTGTCTCCAGAAAGAATGGGGCTATATATTTTATATCAGATAGGATAGGTTCTGATATGGATGAGAACTCTATAAGAGGACTTATGTTCCATGAGTTAGGGGTGCATCTAGGAAAGGATGTATTCAGTGGTACTGAGTGGAATACAGTTCTTAACGAGGTCTATAATCTTAGTAAGGCTAATGATCCTACAGTAAATGCAGCTGTCGCTAGGGTAATGAAGGCCTATGATTTTAAGTATATAGATAGTGGCCCACCATTTGCTCCTGGAAAACCCCATGTTAATTTTCAAGGTAGGCGTGAGTTTTGGGAAGAGGTTCTTGCCCATGTGGTAGAGATTAAACAACCAGGCCCGATCATCGTAAACAATAAGCTAACCGATAAGATCAGGAATGCATTTAGAAAATTCTTTAACAAGATTTTCAAGGCGTTTGGGGGTTTAGGTAAAACTTATGTTTATACAGGCACTGAACCATCCGTTACTATAGATGACCTAGTTAATTTGGTTGGCTATGCTACCACTCAAGCAGGGGTTACTGGGCTAGAAAGACATGGCGATTCAAAACTAATGTCTAAGTTTAGAGACAAAAAGAGAAGGGAGTTTTTAGAAGGTTCTAAAGTTAAAGATCTTATGTATCATGGAACTAAGCGTGACTGGACTCATCCTTTTATAGAGCAAACTGAATTAGGTCTTCACGTAGGTACAGCATTAGCAGCTATTGAAAGAGTTACAAAAAGACGACACTCTTTTCTTGAAAAAGACCAGATTCCTTATGGGGATGTTGAAGTAAGGGCTTTCGAGCCAGGGTGGGAGCGAAAGATATCTGATAAAAATTTAGAAAATATTTATCTTGATTGGGGTGAGTTATCAACGGAGACCCTTTCGCCTGGAACATCGTATCCAATGGGTAGGAGGTATACAACCTTTTACGATTCTGCATCAGTTAAGCAGGGATATGTAAACATACAAAATCCTATGTTTGTTAGTGTAGACATAGGAGCGTGGAATACTCCATATGGTTGGAACAACGAGGCTCTTAGGGTTTTGTCTGGCGACACACCAGCATATCTCGGCAAAGATGGCACTAATAAAAACATAAAAAGTATTATACCAGCGGATGAAGATGTATGGGTTAAGATTTCTAACTTGGCTAGAAAACATATGCGTGTTTCAATGGAAGAGCTAAAGGGTGATGCCTTTGCTATTGCTGAACCGAGAGACTTTGAGAAAAAACTTAGAGAGCTTTTAATTTCAGAAGGCTATGATTCTATAGAGTATACTAATGACGCAGAAGATGCTGGAAGAACAAGCTATATTTTGCTTAGTGATAATCAATTTAAATCTATTGATGACTTAGCTTATGATTCGGGGGTTAGTATCTTCTCTACGAAGAAGGGTATATCTGCTACCACTAGCTCCAACATACAGGAATCCAGAAGGGTTGAAAGGGAATCATTTAAGGAGGTCGCTCTTAGTAGGATAGGAAATGCCAGGGCTAGCTCTATATCTAATTGGATTCAAAGGCGTGTAGAGCCTCTCATGACTATACCTGGGTATGATATGCTTGAGACTGAGAGGATGCTGGCTAAGGGTAGGATAGGAGAGTGGGCTAATACAGGCAGGATTATATTTGACATCTTAAACAATGCTAATACCGCAGAAAGAAAGGCTATCTTTAAATACTTTACTACTCGTGACGCTGATCCTAAAATGCTTTCTGATAGGAAGGTTGAGTTTGCTGAGAGGCAGACTATACTTAGGGGAAGAACACCAGGAGATAAGGATGTAACTAAAACAGAGAGCTTAAGGGAGAGGGTTGTAAAGACTAAAGAACTTATTGCTAAAATGGGGCAGAATTTAGTCGATGAAGGATTTATAAGTAACGAACAATACAGCGAGTGGAAGGAAAGGTATTTGCCTAGGGTATACCTAGAGCATGTCTTGGGTGGAACTGATAAGGCTGGCTTTGGTTTTAGAATGTCGCCACTTACTTATACTAAGACTAGAAAAGAACATGAGAAGTTCATGAAAGACTTAGTGTCTGGTCGCATAGACGATCCAGGTTTCCTTTCTTCTAGGTATGTGTCGATGGCTGGTGCTGACATGGCTATAAAAAGCTACCTTGATTACATTGCTAGCGATCCAGGAAATAATAAATGGGTTCTTCCTGGCCAGATCATGACGTTCAAGAAGATGAAGGGCACTGCTGATTACTTTAAAGAGTTAGCTAGGGAGATTGATTTTCGTGCTGGCTTTCTGGAGAAGAAAGATCCAGCTAAGGCCAAACAAATGGAGGCCCTCTCCTCTGAAATGAAGGAAGAAGCTGAGACTGTTGACTCAAGGTTAAGGGGGGTGGATACTAGCAAGTACACAAAGGTACCTGACTCTCCAAGGTTTGGTGCAATGCGTGGCCTTTATGTAATGAAAGATATCTGGTCAGACATAAATGGGTTAGGTATAGCTGGCAATCCAGCGTGGGGTGGCCTTCTTAAGTGGAGTGGTAGGGCGCAGAAGGTATTTAAATACACCAAGGTACCCATGAATATACCGACCCAGATTAGAAATATTATATCTAATACTATATTAATGAATGTATCTGGTACCAATCTTCTCAAGATTCCAGGTGTGGTAAGTCAAGCTGTGTATGATGTGTCTCATAATGGGGAGTATATGCAACTTGCCAGGAAGTATGGCTTGGAAAGTACTACGTTTGCATCTGAGGAATTGGTTAGGATAGATAGGGAATTAGCTACGGTAAAAGCTAGGGGTAATTCTTTTGATGGGATGTGGGCTAGGCTTAGTGTATTCTTTGATAAGTATCTTGATGTAGGTGGTCGAGCTTATCAAAAGAGTGAGGTATTATTTAAGGTTGCTAAGATGATAGACCTCATGGAGAATCATGGGAAGGGTGAAGCAGAAGCAGCCAAGCTAGCTAACGAAGCGTTACTTGACTATAGTAATGTATCTCAGGGTATTAGAATGCTGAGAACTATGCCTTTAGGCTCTCCTTTTATTACGTTTAATGTTAAAGCAGCAGCTCAGATGGTAAGGAATATTAAACAACATCCTCTTGCTACCGCTAAGTATGCAGCTATCCCGTATCTATTTGCAGAGATGTTCCTATCTCAGAATGATGATCTTGATGACGAAGATTGGGATGCATTGATGGCGTTCTTGCCTGATTATATGGAGACATCTTTCAGTACTATGGTATTCCCTACTAAGAATGAGCAGGGTAAGTGGGAAGCTATTGATATAAGTTTCTTCTTGCCTTGGGGTGCTCACTTGAATCTGGCTAGGGATGTGTATAAACAAGAATGGGGAAATGCGGTATCAGGCACTGGCATGTTCGCTGGGCCTTGGGAAATCTTTGGAGCGTTAAAACTTAACGAAGATCCATTTACTAAACAACCTATATTCAATGAGTTTGATCCGCCTATGCAAAGGTACCAAGATATGTTAGGTTACTTAGCGTCCTATATGGTGCCTCCAATGCTTATGCCTAGAAATAGAGCTGGTGATATTATTACTGGTGGCGGTCCATTGTGGAAAACCATGATGGCTGCTGATTTTATTGATGGCAATGTGGGTAGGGATGGTCTTCCAAGATATACAATGCCTAATGCTTTATTGTCTTGGTTTGGGGTTAGTATTCAGCAGTTAGGAAGGCAAGATGTAATTAAGAAAGGATACTACAAACAAAAAGATTTAGATAATATAAACAAAAGATTTTTAAGGATGATTAATGAGCCAGCTTATGCAGGTAATAGTGCTGAGGCTATAGAAAAGAGAAAAGAATTGAGAGAGCAATACAGGGAACACTGGCTAAAGAAATATAAAGAGAGTATGGAGTGGGCAGAACATTTAAAAAGCTTGGAGAAACTTTTTAGTGAAGATAAAAAAACCTAAGCTAGTAGAAGTGGAGTGGTTGGATATATTCGCAACCTCTGGTTGGGAGAAACTTGATGAAGTTAATCCTCCTGTGTTGCATACCTATGGTTATCTAGTGTTCAAAGATAAGGATACTATTAAGGTTGCGTCTACTAAGGATGAGCATGGTGAGTGGTTTGCAACTCATGCATTTCCTAGGGGATGTGTTAAAAAAATACGCCCCCTTTCGGGGGCGCTAATTGAATTACCCAAAAAACAAGTACACAATAATACCACTAACCAGAATGTAACAAAGATACCAGGATAGTAGTTCTATTATGGTTCTGAACATCTATCATTCCATTTTTCTATTGCTTTCTTTTCCTCTCCTTTATGCTCTGGATTAAAGAAGAAGCTTATCTTACAAGGTAAACAACCTACTAAGAATGTTCCTATCTGACTTAACCCACCACAGAAAGGACACTTCTTTAATTTGCTCATTAATATTTCCTCGTTAGTTTGCGTTGAGTGATTGAGTGAATCTCGTCATAGTAACCTTCTCCATCCAATCCTTTTAGTGAAACCACTCCTCTCCACCAGTTATACTCTGTGTCTCTGCACCAGCTTTCAGAGTAGTGTGGATGTGAGTAGCACCCTGCGGATAGTCCGAAGATTTTTTGTCCATCTGGTCTAGTTTGTTCTGCATGATTATACAAGTGTGAATGTCCTTGCACCGCTGAGCAGTGCAGTTTAGATACTAAATGAAACCCTACATGAGTTGAGCTTATAGGCCTACCAGCTATACCAGATGTAAAGTAATGAGAGAACATAATATTCTCTATTGAAAGACAACTCTTAAATGGTGTTACCTTCCATCCATACTTTTCATATTGTAAGTCACTTAATCCTATTGCTCCTTCCAATTCTGGTGCTGAGTTAACAGCTCTCTCTATCCTATCTTCATGATTGCCAAGACACATGTGTAGCTTGGGCTTGTATTGCTTCTCCTTCCTTTTTCTTTTTGATTCATTGAATTTTTTTATAGGTGCAAAGAGTTTTTCTTGTGCATCTATAACAGATAGGATGTCTTTCTTATATCGTCTACCTTCAAATCCTTTGGTGCCTTTATCATAAGATGATAAGCTAGGCATATCTCCAAAGTCTCCTAAGCAAACTATTATATCTGGTTGTTGTTCTATTATAAAGTTACCAAGAGCTGAGAATCTTTTGTTGTCATATCCAGGTGCAGCATGACAGTCAGGTATAATCAGTAAGTCTTTTGGTTCCTTATTTTTCATAGTAATGTTTCCATAGCATGTTTAACTATACTGTGTGGGTACTCCTTGCGAATGCCTAAAGTTACAACATTATTATTAAGAGAAACAACGTGGTGGTTGTTGCTCGATCTACGAATAGTTGCACCCTTTTTCTTTAATAACTTTAAGAAGTCTTTACTTTTGATTGGGTGTTTCATATTGCACATATCCCTGTCATGCATTGTTCGTCACTGTTATCCTCATAGATAACACCTCTCTTTGAATGAGCTTCTTCATAATCACAAGCGGTTATTGGTTGGCCACCCCTGCTACCTTCAGGGTAGAGAGTCAAGCCTCTTAGACCATGTGCATACTTAGCTACTACACTGGAAAACTTTCCTAGTGTATCCTCGTTATTTAATTCGGAGCCATAAGGAGGAAGATTAAGAGTAGAACTAATAGCATGGTCAACATACTTCTGTAATTCATATTGAAACTTTATTCTCCTTTCTGGATCAGCTGCTAAATCTATAGCTGATTCTATCTCATCTTTATTAATGCCTTGATCTATAAGATTCTGAGCAGCACCATCTATTACGAACTGATGTTTCCATTTAGTTCCTTCCTGTAAGTATCTCCTTTTATAAGCCACCGCGTAGATGGGTTCCACTCCCGAGGTGGTGCCAGCTAATATTGAGATTGACCCTGTCGGGGCTATAGCTCTGTATCCTTTAGGCCTACTCAAGAAGAACCTATCACAGTGTTCATTGGCAGCCTTCTCAGACTCATCTCTATAAATCTTAAGCCACTTCTTTAACTCATCATTCATCTCATATTTATAACCAGACTTAAGTAACCATTCATGCATTCCCATTAAGCCTAGACCTAGTCGTCTATTCTTTTGCCTAACTTCTTCTACCTTTGTATAAGGTAGGTGTGCTCTTATAGTTCCGCATACTAGAAATTTAGAAGCCACGTTAACAACATCCTTAAATTCTTCTAGGTTTTCTATGCGTCCCATGTTGATACTTCCTAAGTTACACACGTCTGAGTCTGTCGAACTTGTTATCTCCGTGCAGGCGTTACGTAAGGTTTCGTTTTGTTTCTCTCCGAAATTAAAACTAAACCCTGGCTCTCCTGTTATCATGGCCTGCTTGCAGTTCTCTATAAAAACATCAGGCATCCTACCTTCTCGTATCTCTTTAAGAAATTCATCGTCATAATTTAAAGAGATGTTCATCATATCAAGTGGTGCGGGATGGTTAAAATCATTACGCTTAACATCTGCTAAGGATAGATCTGTGCCCGGAACCTTAAAGTCGTGCCAGTTTTTAATCCTTAGAAAATCTAATGCGTCTTCATGTTGCCAGTTTAGGGAACCGTACATAGCTGATCGCCTCGACCCCCCTTGCATAACATTGCGACCCACCTCGTTTATGACACTTAGGAGAGGCAGTGGTCCTGAAGCTACGCCACCCGTCCTTCGTAGTGGCCTCCCACTTGGGCGAGCAATACTTACATCTACACCAATACCACCTCCTGTCATCAAGCATGACATGGCTCTTTGTGTTACCCCTGACCATTCTTCTCTTGAATCCTCCATTAATCTTAGTAGATAACAGTTGTTCCAATAGCTGGCATCTCTACCTGCGTAGTAAATATACCTACCTCCTGGTAAAAATTTAAACTCTGTTATAACTTTAATAAGATAATCCCTATCTGACTTAGACATAATAGGCATATCTTTTCCGTTGCGTGTCCCGCATACATCGTTAACAATGGTATGCGCTCTATCTCTCCATGTCTCAAAAGTATTAGAGGCATATTTATTTCTGAATGTAGTTGCTCCTAGTTCATTGTTGAATTCAGCCATTTATATCTTCCTTGTTAATGCCTGTGCTACCAAATCCTTTCTCTCCTCTTTCATAATGAGAGATTGAGTTGGCGTTTAAAGATGGTGTTTCGTATCTGCTAAATATTAGTTGAGCAATTCTATCTCCTTCTGATATATCGAATGGTAGATGCCCTAAGTTAGCGAGCAATACTTTAATCTCCCCCCTGTAATCAGGATCTATAGTTCCTGGGGAATTTAAAACAAACACCCCATACTTACTGGCAAGGCCACTCCTTGATCTTATCTGACCTTCCATTCCTTCTGGCATTTTTAACTTTATACCAGTACCAATTAGCTTCCTATCTAATGGACGTATAACTTCATCTTTAGTAGCAAAGAGATCATACCCTACTGCCATTTGGGTAGCCCTTCTAGGCATAGAGTAGTTATCTTTAGTAGGTTCTATTATAACATAGTCTTTAGGTTCATACCTATCATACTTTTCCAACATTTATGTACCTCTCTTTAAGATTGTTATCTTGTGCATATTTTATATACTCATCTATAGTTACACCAGAATGCTCTAGGAATGTTTCCTCCCATGATTGAGTACTTTCTTCCGAGCCTTTCTTTCTACTCTGGTATATTACTCTAGCTAGTTTATAAATAATCTCGTCAAATAGTTCTCCTTTAGAATGGTATGTCATCAGCTGTTACTTGTTCAGCTATGTCAGACACGGCATTCTTGACTTCAGGTGATACCTCTTTCTTATATTCTGGAGGAGTTTCTACTTCTTTGTAAGCGTCAGGACTATTAATCATCTGTAACATAAAACCTTTTATGTCTGTAGTATATTTTTCCACACCATCTTTGCCAGTATATTTTCTATAATCAATTGATCCTTCTACATATAAATTAGTACCTTTAGTTACATAAGAGTCTACTACATCTGCTTGTTTACCATAGAATATTACCTTATGCCAATCAGACTTCTTATACTCTCCGTAACCAGACTCAGTTACCATATCTACTTGTGCAATCTTGTTACCATTCTTGGTTGATCTAATGGTTGGATCTTTCCATACGTAACCAAGTAAGATAGCTTTATTAACTCCCTTCATAATGTTTCTCCGGCCAGTATTGTTTAACGTTCTTCCATAGGGTTAGTGATGAACTAAATATTTCCCAGTACCTTTCAAAGTTTTCTTTATCCCACTCATGGAATACTGTTAGTCCTGGGTCGGTTGCGCTAATAAATATATTAGCCATTCTCCTAACGCTAGCTTCTCCAGTATCGAGGTAGCTTTTTTCTACACCAGTTACAGCATATGCCATAAGCTGGTAAGCCATAGACTCATAAGCTAACTGTTTATGATCAGCTCCAAACTCTTTTGTCTTAAAGTCTATTGCCCATTCATCAGATATTAAATCTACCATACCACCATAGCCAAGCTTTGGTTCAGAGAATGTAACCTCTGATTGCCACTCCTGTTCACCACAGTTTATATCTAACAAGGACTTAACGGAGTTAAAGATGGCCTCGTCTTCCCCTCTAGGTTCTTCCTCCTGTTTAAAAGATCTCTCTAACATACTATGAATCCTTGTGCCTCTTTCAGAAGCATCTTTAGATTCTTTTCTAGAGTCAGCGAGAATTCTTTTTGAGTACTCAGAATCTGTTTCATTTATATATCTTGGTAGATTAATGGCGGCGTTAATAGCCTTATTAATTTTCCATTGATCAAGCCCAGGTTTAGCTAGTATATCTAAGACAGATGTAACTGAAGGCATCCACCCATGTTTTCTAGCATCACGTAGGGTAGACGCCCTAAGCTTACCGTTCTTACTAGGCACATAGTGTTGAGGGTTTCCCTCTCTATCATACCAATGCATTACTTTCTCCTATTTCTCTGCTGTATGTAACTTAGTTACTGGCGCTTTCTCTCTTTCCTCAAGCAAAGCATCGTATCCCTCTGGTGTAGCCCATGATGCAGGGTTCTTATCCTTATCAAAAGCTTTAGGATGATATAAATATCTCGCTATTCCCCACAAAACTCCGGCCCTTTTTAGTGAGTCACTTATCCCACCTTTTGCCGATTCAATTTTAGTATCATCAGCACCATCAGATTTAGCAATCCAATCATCTCCTATCTTACAAACTAAACTACATATCATTCTGTCTCCTATAAAATCATAGCCAACTTGCCAACCAGCTATACCAAAGACAGCATCTAGTCTATCCATTACATCTCTTGCATCTATATAGGCTAAGTCTTGATTGCCACCACCCTTTCTCCATTTAATTTTAACAACAGGGAAAGGTCTCTTAAGTTGTCGCTCAATTTCCTTTATGGTTTGAGTCATCTTTTTCCTCTCTTTGAAGTTTAGATTTTTTCTCTAGGTTATCCAACCATTCCTCATACTCTTGTTCGTACTGCTCTTGTTCTTCCAGTGTCATCTGCTGTTGCTGTTGATCTTCTGTTGGAACATACTCCATTTTATAATCAGACATGTTGCATCTCCGGTTGGGGGTAGTATATACCCGCACTAACTAAAACTGATTCAACTTGATCCATGTATTCTCCAAACTGTGCTACTGTTAATCCTGAAGTTTGTATTGGTACTGAGTGCGTCTCTCCTTTAAGGCTCGTGACTTCCTGCATACCTAAAACTTCCATAATCATTATGGTATGTAGCTCGTTAACAGTATACCCAGACTCATTGGATGCTTGCCTTATCATGTGCCAGTACCTATTGTTCTGGTCTATTGACCTTTGGTTCTTGTTACTGTATGGTCTAACTATAACCTCTACCTTACCACTTGTCAAGTCTAAAGAATCTATATACCTGGAGCAGTCGTTCTTAGATTCTAAACTATCTATCTTAAACTTTTTATTCTTCACTATAATTCCCATTACCCCTCCTCAAAGGTTAATTACTATTATATCACACTTTATTGCTTTGTCAATAGTCTGTAAGCACCACCTCATTTGCGTCTCCTTATCTATCTCTCCGCTATGGCATTCAGCATGGTGTTCATAGCACACTGGCAATGTAAAGTAGTCGGGCGCTTTCTTTCCCATACCTGAGCCAAGTGCTAGAATTCTTAGGTGATGGGCTTGAGATTCTTTACCACAGTATATACATGGTTGTTCTGCCACCCACTTTAAATATTTTTTATTCTTCATCTCATTTTCCTAAACGCTCTATGTAATTCCATCTCCCATTCCTGTATATTAGATATAAGAGTATTAAAATAATTATATTTTATATGTCTTAGGTATTTCTTTTGGTATGCATCAGTAATATCTATATCTTTAAATATATATCTTGATCTCGCTCTATCGCTCATTGATCTAGTACCAACACCAAGACATACATCACATTTATATATACTATCATACACTCTTACCTCTTTTCTTCCATTACATTTAGGACATACAGCTGGGCTTAGTGATTCATCTAAAGCTAAGTTAACTATAGTAACTAAATCCTTTCTTGTTATACTCTTATGCCACTTAGTTTTTAGAGCGAGCCCATACAGAATCCTTAAAATCTCATCCCTCCAGTTGTATTCCAAAGCATACTTAAGCCTTGCATATTTGGATGCATCTCTACTTGCTTTAGATAATGCAATGCAAACATCAGTCCAAGGAACTCTGTTGCTAGGCCCCCAGATACTGGGCGACTTAACCGTAAGAGACTTCAGCGATTCTAAACCTGACATCGTTATATATTTCCTTGTATATTTTTGTTGTTGGGTTCATGTCTCCTGTTAATCCTCCTGATTCAGTGTAATTTTTAAACATTGCACATGCCACCTTGTTAACAGAACACCTCTTGTACCAACTGCATCCAGCACACGGTGGTTCTTCGCTCTTGATGGCCCTAAGTATATTAAATGTTGATCTATTCATTCATTTTATCCCCCTTTTTGGCCAGATTTTGTGGCTATTGTTAAAGGCCTGACCCTATGGAGGGGGCAATGGGTAAGTTCACATTCTTCCACCTGTTTGCGCCAAGTTCCCTTGACATAAGAGTCATATATACAATCTTTACACATAGCATTGATGGCTTTTCTAAGACTCATCATCTTTTTCCTGTAGTTTATTCATAAAATCCTTTGCTCTAAATATTATTAAGGTGTCTTCAAATGAAGAACCTTTCTCTTTCAAGAATACTACGGGAGTCTTGCCTTCTCTTGATGAGGCAATTGCCTGAGCCATAGCATCCTTAATCCATAGTGGTATTTGCTTTCTATATTTACATTCAATAGAAAGATAATCACTTGTTACATCTGGTGAGTCTCCTCTTGTTCTTCCTGTTACTGGAACTCTAAGCGCCTGGTCTCCCAGCTCACTTAAAAAAGAACCGACCCACCTCTCAAATTTTTTCCATGTTTTATCCATTGTAAAATTGTGGAGGTATCTCCTCTGCTGCCCTTAGTGGCAAATGGTAGGTTCCCATTCTCCAGTTATAGGTAAGCTCTCCAGTCCCACGCTTACCATCTTGCCTAAACCTAATCTTCTCAACGATTACTTCAATGGAACACCCTTCCTCCTTAAGAAGATCTCGCCATATTATTATACCGTTGTCAGACTTATCCCTCCATCTTGCCGACCCACTAATATCATACAAGGTAGGAACAGGATACTTTCCATTCTTGTCTCTATATAACTTAGCAGGGTGAGCAACAACCCATATATGTATACCATATCTCCTGCCAAACTGCCTTATTCTCTTTAATGCTATAGAAATATACTCTGTTTCTGTTTGGTTACCTGATCTTGTATGTTCAAGTTCATTCCAGGGATCAATGACTAATCCTCGTATCCCTTTTGTTAAGACCAGCCTCTTCGCGGCTCCTAAAATAACATCAAGCGACCACTCCTTGTCATCGCTAGGAAGTATCCAAGTGAAATGTTTAGTAAGCCATTTCTTTCCTTGATCTAATTCTTCCCTGCTCATTCTTGGTGTTGGCCCATCACTGAATGGTTGGCCTATATATTTTTCTAATACCCTAGCCATATGATCTTCCAATGGTTGGTTCTCTGGTGAGAAAATAGCAAAGTTCCAGCCATGCTTTTTAGCTATGTTCACCATTACAGCATCCATCCAATTTGATTTCCCACTACTAGGAATCCCAGTAACAACTGTGAACGCTCCTGGTCTTACCAAATAATAAGGGTCTATAGTACTCCATCCAGTGCTTACTCCTTTTTCTACACCTCCATCATATAATCTATCTATTGATTCTGTGAGATTGTCTGCATTGTAAGTACCCGCTATTGGATATGGCTTAGCATGTGATATGCATTCAGAAAGAACAGTCTTGCCATACTTAACGAGTACTTCATTAGCATCTTTACATCCTTCAGGCCATACAACCTTATGACATTTATCCTTACCTAATCTCCTAGATAATTCTTCTTCCAGTTTATTTCCTGGCTCATCATTATCTACTGCTATAATAAATTTTTCTACATTCTTAAATTTTTCTGAATGTAACCAAGTATCATTAAGGTAATCAAACTTAGACGAATAGTCCGTGCTGTTAACAGGAGGAGCACCGTCAGGTACACTCAGACAGGTTCTAATACCAGCTTCCCATAAAGATAGCTTGTCTATTTCTCCTTCTACTATAACAACATTTATATTCTCTCCTTCTATATCATCTATACCATAGAAGCAACGTTGTGCGCCAGCCTCTAACCTAAAGTTTTTCTTATGGTCACGATATTTAACATTGATTAACTCACCGTTCTTATAGTAAGGGAATGCAATAGCCATAGTAAAATCCTCTAGCTGTGGCATATATACTTTCCTCTCACCTATATCTGTTTCAACTAATGTAGTCTCACTTATACCCCTATCCTTAAACCATTTAACTATAGTAGATTTTAAATTAGTTGCAGGCAATGGATCAGGCTTAACATACTTAGGCTTACGCCAGTGTAGCGCTGATGGCCCGACATTATCTCTACCATTTGCCAATGTGCCAGCCCATCCGCAATGATGACACAACCAAATCCCCTCATCTATATTAACAGACAGGCATGCAGCTTTCTTCTTCTTCCTTTGGGAAGAACAACTAGGACATTGGGTATGAACTTGGCCAGACCTACCCTTACTTGGTAACCTAATACCAAAGTCCTCAAATGTTTTCATTTACTTCCACCATAATTTAATATCTCCTCCCCATCTCCATTGTTAATGATATCCGACGCCTCTCCCTTAAAAACTGCAAGACCAAGCCTCTTTTTGGTACTCATCAGTTCTCTATAAGCTAACAGCTGAGAGATAGCAGAGTCTACATCATCCCAACTCAAGTCCATCTTAGCAGTGAATGGATCTTTATGAGTAACAGTTAACCCGTTCCTCATATCACCATCCAACCATTCTATTTCTAACATTAGCTTCTCCTGTTTAATTGCTACCTATATATTATACCACATCGAAAGGTCTGTTATCTGTTTTGTCTAATATAATATTTATTTCCTCTGGAATGAATCCTCTATTAGATAACCTAACACAGTCTCTCATTATACCACACTCACGACTGTCATCAATATAAAAGCTAGACCAATCCAATACCTCTAGTGCTATGTCATGATCTTCTGGTGTCATATATATCTCTGGCTTAAACATCTCCTTCTGTCCTGTCATATCTTATCTCCTTTTTAGCTTCCCTTCTCTCACGTTTCCTAGATTTAAGATGCTTTCCGCCTTTCTTAAGTATAGGATAATTATATCTTGGCTTAACTTGCCGTTGCTTCATCTCTCATTCTCGTAAATCGTGTAGCCAGACAGCTATCAGGTAAATCTTTGGCTATATCTAACGCTAACTGCTTACATTTTTCTTCATCGGTTCTATCTTCCATAAACCTACCAACAAATAACCTTCTGATCAGTCCATCATTAGGGCCATTCTGTCCAAAGCATGAAGGCTTATACATCTCAATAGCATAGTGCTTAGTGTTTGTATTTTGTCCTCTGAATGTAGCATACTGAGTAACATAGTCCAGCTCAAGGTCAGACTTAAGGCGAGCCTTAGTCATTTCTCTGTAATGTTTTTCTTCAAGTTGTTCTTGTAACGGTTTGTTTTCAGCGAACTTTTTCTCACCTCTATCTATTTTCTTGCCACCCTCTACCCTTCCATCGGCGCGTAGTTTTATGCTATGAGTTTTAGTAATATCCCATACAGTCTTAGGACTATAGACGTTTCTCCTAACATCATCTCCAGGACTATACATTAAATACGTTTTATTATTTGCATTTGTTTCATATATCCCTACAGCCTCTGGCAAATATGCCAGCATTCTTTCCATAGCTCTCCCGTGCCTATGCCTTCCCCTACGCTCATGGCTCGGCACATCTATATATATATCACCACTTTTCTTGTATGTAACAACAGTCTCCGCTACAGTAATTTGTTCCTCACCATCCCAGCTCTGCGTCTCCATCTGGAAAAGTAAGTCACCCTTATTATTTTTTACTAGATTAAAATCATTACCCATTCTTACTAAACTTATCTCAGTATTGTAATGATCTTCAATCTTTTTGTAATCACCGTACTCACTGAAGGTCATGTCGTATGAATTATATCCCATAAATTTTCTCCATTCTAGTCAGTATATCATCTGTTGAAGTCAGCACATCTTCCCTTACATCTACATCCTTACGCAGTACATCTACATCTTCAAGCAGCTCATCCCTAATCCTTCGCCTTATATCCTCTATCTCCTGATCCTCAGCAAAGTTTAGTTCGGGTAATATATTTACCAACTGCTCCATCTTCTCCATTAAAGTATCATGTATCGTAGGGTTACCATTCTTATTCTTGCTAGATAGAACTCTCTTTACATGTTCAACACTGTCTACTATTCTATCACATAATGCTTTCCTGGATTTTTCAAACTGTTCTTCGATACTTTCTTTTATCTCTGTCTTAATGCGATTAGCTTCTTCTTCACCGACGGCTACTCTCAAGTCCAGGTTGTCTGCATCTGGTACTGGCCTAACATAATACTCCATCTTAAACTTAGACACAAAGTCATCTACTGGTGGGTAATCCCACTCGCTAAATAATCCTCCATCATCTGATGATTGCCCGCTTAATCTTTCCTTGCTCTCTTGCATCATCTCATCATACAGTCCGTTCTCTAGCTTCCATACGTACTGATCCATCTCTCTCTTTGAATCTCTCCACACCTTAGAGAAGGCCAGGAACTGTGTATTAGGTAGTAAGTTTACCTTAATATCATTGTTTAACCACGGTAATGTCATCTGCTCAAAGGCATGTATCACTTTTCTTTTAATATTTTGTGGCTCTTTTAAGTACTTAGAATCTATAGTAATCTTATTAAAATTACCAGAACTTTTACGTCCACCATCTATATTATACTGGTGTGCGATGTCATTTGACACCTGTTTGTCAACTTTTCTGCCACTTGGTATAGAAAAATCTACCGTTAACAGCAAAGCTTTGTCACTTAGGCTCATATATTTCTCCTTAATCTACTACGATTATCTCACCGAACCCACATTTATCCTTGTAATACACTGGATCAGAACCAAAAGCTACCCATAATACAGGATAATCTGGTGCATACTCAGGAAAAGAACCGAACATATCTGTTAGGTATACTAACAGTGTAGGATTCTCATCATGTTCTTCTACCCACTCAAATGCAGGCTCAAACGATGTGCCACCACCACCCCTGCTATCTATAACTATTGGTAGATCATCAGCTGTGTAGCGTTGCACATTATTAACAGCACTATCAGAATAAAGAACGATGCATTCATCTATATCACACTCCTCAACTATTGAAGTTATTTCTCCACCACATTGTGGAAGATAGTCTATCATTGACCCGCTATCATCTGTTACTACTACTAATTTACTTATGCCTTGTAATTTCTTAACCGATGGTAGATATACGCCTTCATCTATAAATCTTTTGTTAGGTTTAGTCCAGCTTGAATCATACCTAACTAGATCATAGGCAAACATCCTTAACTGTTCGCCCCATAATACTTTAGGCTCAAGAAATTCATCTATTAGGTTCTTGAATTCACCAGGTAATGTACCTCTTAGCTTACATGCTTCAGCAGCAGATACTAATCTCTCCTTCCACTCGTTCTCTACCTCCTGTTTCTCTGATGATGACAGCTCTCCATCTTCAAAGTACCCAGTGCCACCAACATCCTCCAACCCAGGCCCATCAACTATTGTAGCACCCTTTATCAGGTCATTATAGATTGCATCAGCACTCCATCCATCATACTTCTCATCTAACAACGCACCTTCTGGAAGTTTGATACCATACTTAACAAGTAATGGGTTGATAGCATAGTCACATGCCATGTTCCATACCATAGGATTTCTGGTGCCTCTCCTGGTTACATGAAAGAATCCACAGTGCATTACCTCGTGAAGCAATACACCAGTAACCAACTCAGTACTCAGGCTGTCAGCATATCCCTCATTGTAGAATATAGAAACCCCATTAGTAGCAAAGGTTTCTATCTCATTGCGTGGCTTCATCTGCATAGGACACAGCAACGTACCAAAGAACGGATGATCTAGTAGTGCGTGTGACCGAGCAGCTTGAATCTTTCTTTCTAACTGCATTAAACCTCCTTA